TATCTCTACGTGTTTGTGCCTATCTGCTGCACTAAATATTCCTTTGGTTTCTATTATAATACCGTTGTCTAACTCAAAGTCAGGAGTGTATGTGCGATAGCGTAAGTCTTCCCACTCTATCTTTATCTTCTCATACTCAACTGTCTTCTGCCTAGTCTTTAGAAACGCAGCAGCCTCTTGTTCTAAGCCGCTACGATATAACTTTTTGTTATGCCTACGCTGCAAGGCCATCACCTATGAGAACGTAGTCAACTTGTGGTGGGTTCTTAGACTTAGATACCCTTGAAGGTTGTGTCTGTAATGACTCCCAACACTTGTGCTTAAAGCTACAAAACTTACATGCATTGTTTAGTACTAAGTTACCAGATGGCTTCTTATAGAATGTCTCAGGCACAGGTTTAAAGCACCTTTCAAACGGTTCATCTTTTTCTATATAATTTACCGTTTCTTGGATGTCCTGAATTACCTTCTCAGAGTCAACCTCCGAAGCACTGACATACTTAAACTCACCGTTGCCTTTGTTGACCACCCACCAACCGCCAACTTCTTTTCCTGCGGCCTTAGAATAGCCTACTAATTGTGGTATGTAACCGAAGCCATCACCCTTCTGTAAAGATTCGAATGAGTCAAACTTGTTAGCGTATGACCAAGGTGATGCAGACTTAACATCATCTATCTTGCCATCCATTTCCATGTCGTACTCACCCTGTATCTCCTGTCCATCTGGTAGCTTGAGTGTGACACTATCGTTGTCTTTAAACTCAGCACCTGACGCACGTAGTAATCCCTTGAATACAGCTTCAACTAGATCTCCTAGTATCATGTTCATCAGGAAGTGTGGAGGCAGGGGTATCTTATCTTCAGGGTCATTCTTCTCAAACCACAACTGGCACTTAGGTCTGCCTATGTTAGACATACGTAATCTAAACTCGTCACGTGGAGGAGAGTTAAACTGTTTGTCCAAGGCAGCTTTAACATCGGAGGCAACCTGTGCGGCTACCTCCTCTGTCATTGTAGCTTCACCCTTCATAGCCTTTTGCAAGTAGCTAAAGACTTGTAGTTCAGCAGGGTGGTTCATTACTCAGCAACCTCCACGAAGTCATTATTGATTATACCTTCGACAAGATCTGCGTCACCATCAGTGCCAATCTTTGCACGATCATGGTGTAAGTCTAGGATCTTACCGTTGCTATACTCAATGAGTTCTAGGAAGTCCTTGAGGGTATCGTTGTCTTCACTGCCAAGTTCAACAGCGTCACCAGTGCTTGCTTGTATCTTACCAAACTTAGCACCAGTAGGTATGCTATCTTCCACACCTGTTAGAATTATGGTAGACATGATGGGTAACATGTTCTTCTTCTTGAAGTTACTCATCACACCGTTGATACTCTTCAAGCTGTCACGATTCTTTACATCCATAACAAACGGTATGTTTGCTGCATGTTCTACTGGCTCACCCTTCTCATTCATAGGGCTGTCCAGTGTGACAGTACCGTAGTATACCATGACACGTTTGACTGAACGTATCACTTGCTTGGTTGCATCATCCAGTGCATTGAAGTCTTCGATGTAACCAGTAGGTCTACCTAAGTTAAACCCACCAATGCTATCCTTCAAGTCACCGTTGAGGGAGTTAGACATAACAGACTTCTCCATCTCTTCGGTGTCACTGTTCCAACGTTGCCATTGATTGCGTTGGGCAAAGACACGAATAGTAGCACCATTACTGTAGACTATATCATCCCCTGTCTTGAGGGTGAATGCACCTACTGGTACTACCTCTGTCTTTATCATCTTACCATTGAGTTCTACTTCACCCATGATAGGTTGATGCAACATTCCTAAACGTGATATTGATGGGAGAAAGTCTGCATTACTTGTCTTGATAGACACACCCATAAGTTCAGCCATTGACTGACCACGTTCTGTTGCTATTGCTAGTTCATTACTCATTCTATATCCTTTTCTATAGAGTTAAAGAGTCTTAGTTATACACTATATATCAACTGTGTCAAGCCAGTTTTTACCTATTTTTGCTTCTAAAAGCATAGGCACATTCATGTCTATTCCATATGTCTCCTCTATTATTTTGTTTAAATCCTGGTTGAGTGTCCACACCATTGACAATACTAAATCTTTCTCGTCAGGATGTACATCAACCACCATAGAATCGTGTACAGTATTGACTAAACACGACTTCATATGTCGTAAACGTTCATGCATTTCATTTAGTACCACTGGCACTACATCACCAGTAGCAAAGCCTTGCACTGGGTAGTTCTTAATCATAGTGAAGTGCGTTGGTACACCACTGTGACGTCTTGTCACATCAGGGAAAGCGTACTGTCTACCTGATATGTTTGTTATCTTGAGGAAGCGTAGTGCTTCATCCCCTAACTTCCGATGCCACTTGGTTATGCCTTTGTACTTATCGTTGAAGTGGGTGTAGTAGGTTGCTTCAGCTTTCGTGCGTCCATAACCGCTTGCTCCAAATAGCGGAGCGAACGTGTGTTCTTTAGCTGCTTGGCGTGATGTTGGTTGCCCTGCATCAGTGATAACTTTTGCTGTGTAAGCATGTACATCGAAACCAGTTGAGATTTCTTCCATCGCTGTTTCATCCTGCGCCAAGAACGCTGCTGTCCTAAATTCGAGTTGTGCAAAGTCGGCCTCCATTATTAATCCGTTGTTAAATCTTGATACAAATACTTTCTTTACAGGGAATGTTCCACCTCTAGGCATGTTCTGCATGTTGGGATTTCTTCCACTGAAACGTCCTGTTGCTGTAATGTGTTGAGTAAGTCCAACGTGCAGGAATCCACTGTCCTTAGTGTATGACCGTATTCCGTTGACAAAAGCAGATAGATAAGAAGAGACAGCATTATGACGTTTAAGATCAGAAATGAAATCAATAGCCTCGTCCATTCTATTTTGTTTAGCAGTTGAAGAAAGTACATCTAGTTCATCCTTTCCTGTGTTAAATCCATTAGCACTGACCCACTTCTTACTTGGTGCAGTAAAACGTAGCCCTGCTATCTGTTGAGTGTCCTTTAGTTTGTATCCCTTTGCATCACAATCTTTGCATTTATTAGGTCTAGCAAACTTTGTTCCATCTTTTTTAAGTCGGTATACTTTACCTTGCCCTTCGCAACTAGGGCAGGTGTAAGCCTGTGTCCTGTAGATCGGTGAGGAGTTGGCTTTAACGGCATCCTTAAACTCTTCTTGTGTCGAAGTGAACTCGAAGAGATCAGCCCATTCTTTTTTGTCATGTACCCTTCTGCTGAAGAGGACTTGCGACTTCTGTTCAGGCGAGCGTAAGTTAATCGGAGTGTCGCCCATAAGTTCCCTGACTTTCTTTTGTAACCTCGTTTCGATTTCAGCTTTCTCATTTTCAAACTCCTTTGCTACTCGCTCCAACTCTTGAAGATCGACTTTGAATCCTGCCATATAGATTTCTGTGAGGGTTTTGCAGGTATTGAAGGTAACTCTTTTGACTGTACTAAGGGAAGACGCTTCGGGAAGTGAAAAGTCTCGCTCTTGGGCGTGGAACAACTCACAAGTAGTAAGCAGGTCATGCTCAAGGTAATGACAGAGTTCAGCCAAAGGTATCTCGTTTGTGTTCTTACCTTCCTTGAAATATTTCTTGAGTGTATCATCTTTCTGTACCTCTAGTTGTCTACGTTCTGCACAAGCCTGTAGGCTTAGTGGGTTTCTCTGACCACGATCCAGTATATACTCAGCAAGCATGGTGTCATAGATGTCACCGTCATACCTGAAGCCACACTCCCACAGCCACATCAAGTCGTGCTGTGCGTTGTGCATAATGAGTAGCTTGGTATTGTCTAGTGTCCACTGTATGTCTAGTCTCTGAAAGCCTGTGTCATCTTTTAGTTCGTTGTGATCCAGTGTCTTGATAGTAAGGGTAGCTTTAGGATCATCAGCATCAAGCATACCTACCTGTACCAAATGATTATTAGACTCGAACGGATCAAGGTGTAACTTACCATCACGATTAGTAACAGTATTCTCTACGTCTAGCACCAACCTCATGCTGAATACAACGATCTTGAACCGTCAAGCTGACAGGTTATCTTACCTTGAAAGCCATTCAGTTTGTTCTTTGCAATGTTTAAGTATCTGATAGGATCTTCCTCTTCTCCTTCTGCTTGTTGTGTCTTACCAATCAGCACCATTAGGTCAGCCTCTGCTGCCTTGCCTGTCTTACTACCTTCCATCATAGCTTGGTTCAGGTCAGCCCTGCCCTCTGCTTCTGCTGATAGTTGTGACATCCATATCACAGCACAGTCATACTGCTTGGATATGTTACGTGCATGAATTGCTGCAGCTTTAAGAGTTATGTCTGACCGTTCTGATCTTATGTCGGCAAACTTGTCGCCCATATCCAGGATTACTATATCAGGACGTTCATACTTTACCACTGACTCAACCCAATCCATACCTTTGCCTGTGCTGTCCTTAAAATATATACGTTCCTTTACAGGTTGGTATCTTTTAGCAGCCAATGATGGATTTACACGTACCTCTTTCATGGTCATAAGAGTTGACGCACTAATGTATCGTGCAGCTACACGTGAGACTGCTTCTTCATTGCACAGTATAATACACTTAGCACCTTGATGTGCAAAGCCATCAGCCCCTGCTACGATAGAAGCATGGAAGCTAGTCTTTCCAGTATTAGGACGAGCGCCAACCAAGATAAGATGACCGTCACTGATACC